AAAACAACTCCTTTCTCAGTCTGTAGCAGAATGCGCATCAAGGCGACAGCCATCAATAACTGAGGATGGAGCAGAATGACACATACGAAGATAAGGCACATGTAATAGATAATGAGATACGTAAGAGGTACTACAAGTGGCATTTGCACGCCATTGCGTGGTTCGACTTTGATGACGTAGCTCAAATTATTCGTGCTCATATTTTTAAAAAATGGGACCAATGGGATCAAGCGCGACCGCTTGAGCCGTGGGCCAATAAGATTATTTCGAATCAATTAAAGAACATTTTACGAAATAACTACTCTAACTTTGCGCGCCCGTGCCTTAACTGCGAACACAACCAATCTAAAGAGCAAGCAGATAGCCAAGTCTCTGCTTTGTGTGCGCTGACCCCGAGCGGCTTGCAGTGCAATGAATGTGATCTTTTCGCTAAATGGGAAAAAACTAAAAAAAATGCATATGATATCAAGATGCCTCTTTCTTTAGAATTTCACGCTTATACCCAAAACACAGACCCTTCAGACCACTTCGACATCAGCAGGGCCACTTCAACATTGCATAACAAGATGCTCCGTAGTTTAACTCCGAAACATTTTTTTGTGTACAAGATGTTATTTATAGACGGAATTTCTGAAGATGAGGTTGCTCGTATTTTAGGTTACAAGAGCAATGAGAAAGGTAGAAAAGCGGGATACAAACAAATTAAAAATTTAAAAAACCAATACAACAATATGGCCAAACATATTATAGACAAGGAGGATATTTTTTATGAGTAATTTTGTTCTTTCGAAGCAAGAAAAAGAAAGCGGTATCGAACTATTCAAAGAGCTGGATGGGGATTTGAATGAAGCCGCAAAAAGATTGTTTGATGATCCTAATGAAAAAGGGAGCACAATCCGCGGGAGAGCATTAAGAAAGTTTTGGGTGGAAAAAGGATTTGAGTATCGAACAAAAGTTAAGAAAAAAAGCAGCAAATATTTTTTACAAGATAGCGAAAAGGATTTTGTGCATCGCCACTATTGCGCAGAGATGACTAAAAGGGAAATTGCCCAACTTCTGTGGACCGACGAGACAAATCATAGAGGGTTTTATGAAAGTGCAAAATTTATTGCGTTATCTGATTTTATTAATAAAGAATTTCCCAGCGTAACTAATCTGCGGGACGAAATAACAGGAGATCGATATGCCCCGCCTAAGATCATGAGTACTGTTATAAAAAAAGTTAATAAAGTAGCTTTTAAGGAATTTGATATTGATAAAATAAATGTTTCAGATAAGAAGTGTTTGGAAAAAGTGTTGACATACCTGTCTGCCCCGAGGTTCATCCAAGTTATTAATGCTTATCCTACAAAGCAAAACCGAGAGCTTTTAGAGTCAGAGTTTATAAGGTCTACGTGGGATAAACCTGATTTGACTTCAGATGAATTGAATTTATATATTAATGTATGTATGGATTACATTAATCTCAAAGAAATCGAACAGCAAAAACAAAAGCTCAACTTGATGTTCGATGATACTGAGGGGCAAAATGATTTGACTATGCGTTTAACTGAAATGTTAAAAACTAAGTCTGAAGAATATAACCAATGTACAAATCGTATTGACAAGATGATCGCTAAGCTGAACGGCGAGCGAGCTAAGCGGGTAGCTAATCAGCATCAACGCAACGCTTCAGTATTAGCGCTAGTACATCTTTTTCAAGAAGAGGAGGAGCGACGCCTAATGATCAAAATGGCAGATATGCAAAAACAATCTGTCCAAGAAGAGGCAGATAAGATAGAGAAAATGAGTGAATGGAAAGCTCGTGTTTTAGGTATCAGTAGGCAGGAGATTATATAGTGGAAAGAGTCTGCAAAAAAATATTTCGTTGCGCGGAGTGCAAGAAGGAGTTTGAAGAAAGAGGATCGTTGCACAAACACCTAAAGCAGCACAGCCTGTCTTTAGCAGAATATTATACCATTCATTACCCGCGTATCAATAAACTTACCGGGGAACCATTGCCGTTTAAAAAATTTGAAGAGTATTTTGATAGGGATTTTTCCACAAAGCAACAGCTTAAAAAATGGTGCGCTAATGCTCCTGTAGCAGAAGTAGGAGAATATATTTTAGGGTTGATAGAAAAAAGGCAGCTCAAGAAAAATAGGCAGCACGCCCCATTCCACTTGGAAGCTAAGAGTTGTTTTTTGCCAGACATAGATACTTACAGAAAAATATTTGGTAGCTACAACGAAGCTGTAAAAAAGATTGGCTTGTGTCCTTTGTACGGAAAGAGGCTGCCTAAGAATTTTTTTACTTTTGCGCTACCTGACGACCTGAGAATTGCTATCGATACTCGAGAGCAGTCACCTCTTAGTTTTTCTTTTCAGACTGATGCTCATAAATTAGACGTCGGGGATTATACTCTTTTTGGCGACCATTATTCTTATACTTACGTAGACCGTAAGTCAGGTTCAGATTTGCATACCACCTTAAGTAACCAGAATTATGAGCGTTTTCGTAGAGAATTACAACGGGTTAAAGAGTTGGATTCTTATCTTTTTGTAGTCATTGAGTCTACCCCCCAAAAAATGATTAAGGCGAGCAGGGCTTTTAAGCGAGCTGCGCATATTGATTTTATTTTAAAGAGGGTTAGGGATTTAAGTTATGAATTTCACGGTCATTGCCAGTTTTTGTTTAGCGGAAGCCGTAAAATATCAGAGGAAATAATTCCTCGGTTGCTTTACAAAGGAAAAGAAGCATGGGAGACGGATATGCAATATTTTTTAGATCATGAGTTGGATAGAAGGAACACAGAATAGGCCTCCGCGGAGGTGCCGCTCAAACAAAGAATTAGAAAAGCTTGAAGGGTTCCTAGAAGAAAGGGAAGCTAAGGTTGCTCTTTATGAGTTTTTAAGGAACAATATGACTTTCACGGCAGAGCTTATGATGGGAATCAAGCTTTTCCCTTTTCAGCATATGGCTGTTAAGAGTATGTTTGAGACAGATTATTTTTTAGGGATATGGTCTCGAGGAATGTCCAAGTCTTTCACAACAGGTGTTTTTGCTGCATTGGATGCTATCTTAAATCAGGGAGTAGAAATAGGCATACTTTCTAAGTCTTTTAGGCAAGCAAAAATGATCTTTAAAAAAATTGAAGATATCTCTATGCATCCGGACGCAGGTTTATTTAACCAATGTATCACTAAGATTTCTAAGAGTAACGACGAATGGTTGATGGAAATTGGGACTAGCCGTATTCGAGCTCTGCCTTTGGGGGATGGCGAAAAGTTGCGTGGTTTTAGATTTCATCGTATTATCATTGATGAGTTTTTATTGATGCCAGAAAGAATTTATAACGAAGTTATTGTTCCTTTTTTGTCAGTTGTTACAAATCCTACACAGCGAGATGATTTATACAAGCTAGAGACGAAGTTAATCGAAGAGGGACAGATGGCGGAAGAGGAGCGGCATATTTGGCCAAATAATAAGCTCATAGCCCTCTCTTCAGCGTCCTATAAATTCGAATATCTTTACAAACTATACCAACAATTTGAGCTTAGCATTACGCGAGAAGAGCAAAAGGATAAGGCCTCTAGGTGCATTAGGCACTTTTCTTATGATTGTGCCCCTGAGCAGCTTTATGATCAAAATCTTATCAACCAAGCAAAAAGCACCATGAGCGCTTCTCAGTTTGAGCGAGAATTTGGGGCGGTCTTTACAGATGATAGCGCGGGGTATTTCAAAACAAGCAAAATGGCTTTGTGTACGGTTCCGGATGGCCAGTCTCCATCTGTCGAGATTCAGGGCGATGCCGATGCAGATTATGTTTTGGCTTTTGATCCGTCATGGTCCCAAACGGAAAGCTCTGATGATTTTGCAATTCAGATTTTGAAGTTAAACGAACAAGAGCAAAAAGCAACGCTTGTACATAGTTATGCTCTAGCGGGAACATCTTTAAAGCATCATATTAGATATTTTCTTTATTGTTTAGAAAATTTTAATGTCATTGCCGTATGTGGAGATTACAATGGAGGGGTGCAATTTTTGCAAGCATGTAATGAAAGCGAGATGTTTAAGCAGAAAAAAATAAAACTAAAACAAATCGAAGTACCTTTTGATAAACCAGAGGAATACCAATCTAACTTGCGTTCTTTTAAAAACGAATATAACAAGGGCGACTACAAGCATGTGATATTGCGGAAACCTACTAGCAGTTGGATACGTCAGGCCAATGAGTTGCTCCAAGCCAATTTTGACCATCGTCGTATTATGTTTGCTAGTCAGGCTATCGATGATCAGTACGTGGCCCAGAAAAACAAAAGCATCCCCATTGAAGAAATTATGTTTTTGCGTACGAAAGAAGTGGAAAGACAAAGCGCAGGAGCAAAACAAATCGATTTTATTGAACATCAAGCGGATATGATGGGTTTAACAAAAAACGAATGTGCTTTAATACAAATCACTACGACGGCCCAAGGCACTCAGACTTTTGACCTACCTTCTAATCTTCGACGACAGACTGGGGC